GCTTCGCCAAAATCCAGAAACCTGACGCTTTCCAATCGAGCATCAAGCAACACAAAATAATCGGCAGTAACGCCAATTTCAGCCAGCATTTTCATGCTGCCGTTGATGGCAACCACAATCGCGCCAGCCTCCTGACGAGCCTTGATTGTTGGCAGAAAAGCCCTAACAGAAGGGCCACTACCAACAATCAAAACATCGCCTGGAATAGGGTCCAACACTTGCAACCACGAAAGCGGCAAGGTACTGGCAAACTTGATATTCGCCAGTATCTCGCCGCCATCCGTATTGCAACGATTGGGCATAGTCTCGCCCATGTTGGATGGCAGAATCATTAGCTGATAATGCCCTGCTTGTGCGGACGATTGATCGACACAATAACAGTCGAAGTGGTCGAAGTAATAGTAGCCAGGTTTGCAGACTTTGCGCCCAGAATCTGTTTGCCAGACGCCGAGGTAGCCATAATTCGACCGGCAGTAGCCGACTGGAAAATGGAAACCTGAGCGCCAGTGGCAACGGCAGTCTTCTTGATGACCGCAAGGCCACCGATCTGATACCAACCGAAAAGACCGGCAGTATTAGCCGACATTGCAACCGCCACCGGGCCGGCATAGTTGGCCGTATTGGCCGACAATGTGGTCTGGTTGGTGGTCGCGTTGTAGGTGACCATCGAACCAATCACCGTGCTGTCAACACCCAGCAAGAGGATAAATTCGCCTTCACCGTAAGTCGGGTCAAAAGCGCGGACAACCATACCCAAAACAGCGGGCGGGGTCGGAATCGCCGCCGTGCCATTAGCCATGGTTACGCCAGAGTCGGTATTTGCAATCTGCAACAGACCGGCTTTGGGTTCGTCAAAAGTATAAGCCATGCTGTTTCTCCCTACGCAATCAGGACGCCGCAGAACTGCGGGCCAGAGGAGGTCATATTGCCCGCCCAGCCAATCAGCTTTACGATAGCGTCCTGGTTGACCGCCTGGCGCTCGCCGCCAATCGGCACAAAGTTACGGTCCGCATGAGGCCGGAACATCAGGTATTTGGTGTTCAGGAACCACATGTGGTTGGCGGTTGCCGCCGAACCAATGCCGCCGTCGAGGACGACATCAGAGGCCATGCCCGCGCCATAGTACTTGAGCGAGGCAAAACCAGCGCCAGCCATGCTCGAGCCGCTGTCAGAAATCCGCTGGATCGACTGAAGCGACTGGAGGTACAGCTTGTAGTAGTTGTTGTCGCAAACGATCAGATCGGGCTTGTCCGTACCACGGATAAGCTGAACCGCAACCGCATCCATATAAGTCTGGATGTTGCTGGCAGTTACGGCAGAACCGCCGTTCGTCACGCCCGAATAAGCAATTGAACTCCAGAACGAAAACGAGGCACGGTTAATGCCGCCGTAGGTGCCGGTGCTTGGCGAATCAGGAACGGCGGCGCCAAGGCCGGTGATGTTCTTGCCGCTGTTGCCGGTGCCATCCAGATAGATGTCGCCGCCAATACGGTTCGCAAGCTGGGCTTCCGATACGTTCATACGACCATCAAGGAGGTCAATGATCGCTTCCTTGCCGCTGTTCTGGATCATTTCCAGGCCGCTGATCGACACCGCCGAGGCGTACTGGGTAATCGAGAACTGAGCAGCACTGATCGGGCTGTTCTGCGACACGTTCAACACTTCATAGCCGCTATAGCTGTTGGTGTTGTTGGTCGTCGTGTCGTTGTACATGATTTCCTGGAGGATTACGTTACCGCCAGAAAAGGTCTTTACGTTGCCACGTTCCTTCAAACGACGAAGAAGCGCGTTGTTGTTGGTTACGTTGTCGGCCAGTTCACCAGAGCGAGACTGAATGTTCGTCGCAATGATGTCACTGATCGAGCTATTGGCAAAAGCCATGATAGACTCCTAGTGTTTCATCAAATACGCTCGTTCATGCTGTCGAATTGTTCCGACAACAACGAGCGTCTGTCTTGCGCTTTGGTAGTCGTGTTACTCCCTGGCGTGGAGCTTCTGACACTGACCGCTGCCGCTCTGGCTGCTTTCGCTGCCCTGTCAGCCGTTACTCGGCGGCTGCTTACCTGCTGGGCCTGTTGAGCCTGCTGGGTGGACTGAAACAACTTGTCATCCAGGCGTATCGCCTTGTCGTAAGCATCCTCAAGAGTCGTCGCTACACCGCTCTGTAGAAGCGATATCATCGTAGGACGAGCATCCTCAAAATGCTCCTTCTGCGTTGCGAACTTGGCAATGTCATTCAGAAGCACCTGATTCTGCGCTTCTTCCTGCTGTTGCTTCCATCCGTTGACTTCACCACGAACCTTGTTGAGTTCGTTTTGAAGGGCGTAAACATTGGGATCCACTGCCCCTTGTGGGGCATATTGGGATACACCCCCCAAATCTATGCCATATTGCTGGGCCAACCTAGAAAAATATTGCGCTTTTTCCTGTGGATTGCTGTTTCTAAGAATATTGTCAGCTTCCATCAATCCCTTAACAGCAGTTGGGACATCAATCCCTAAACCCCTAATGGTTTGCATATAGGGTTCTACAACCGTATTGATGGAATCTGCAAAATGCGCCTTTGAAATCAGTGGCTCAACGCCAGCCCGCATCTGTTCTTCGCGCTGATAGGCGTATTCCTGAAACCGGGGATCCGCTGTTTTCCAAGTCTCATGGAACTCCTTCTTCCATGTTCCCGGCGGACGTTTCCAGACCGGCTCATCCACGGACTCAGGAACTCGTTTAGTTTTCCCTGGCGCATACTTGCCATCAATTTCCCGATTTCGTTCATTAGCCGCAATTTCAGGCTTGGCAACTTCCGGCGTTGCAACTGGTGCCGACTGCTCCGCAAGCGGAACCTCGGGAGCCTCGTCAAACTGCTGCATCAACAGTTCTTTACGGCTTTCATTGTCAACGGGTACGATTTCGGGATTCATTGTCTACCTCTGATTTTCGCGTAGCTGTTTCATAATCCTGTCGGCTTGCCGATCCGTCATGTTTTCAAGCTGCTGATGAAGAATCCGGCGACGGGCATCGCGGCTAGGTGGCACAGGTTGACGCACCTCCATCTTTTCATTGCCGATCTCAATGCAGTTATGTTCACGCAAATGTGCGCGATGCTCCGATCTGCTGGTGACCATATGGCCGTCAATCATCGACTGGTATGGCTGAATATCTGGAATAAAAGTGACCTGTGCATCGGGTTTTCCCCGTGTAATTTCAACAAGCCCGCCCGACCGATAGACGTAGGTTGTTTTCATATCAGCCTCATTATTGCTTCTTCATCGTCAATCTCAGCCCGCAAAAGATAGATTTGCTCAACCCGTTTCAAATCGTTTAGCAACGCATCAAAGTTAATTGTTGCAATTTGTTTCGGCTTTTCCTGTTGCAAAAACGGCTTGATAATCTTTTCCGCATCTTGAGGCCGGCCTTCAACAACCATTTCATAGGCTTTGATTAGGTCCAGCCGCCGCTTTTGTTTTGCCGCCAACTCCCTATCAAGTCTTTTCTTGAATCTTTTGCCGTCATGGGTGTCATCGACAACAACGGTCGGGACAAAGTCCCAGGTTGCGTCATCCCATGTTCCGCTATCCCAGCCACCGTTCATTGCAAGACTTCAATACCCGCCGCCCGTCCATCCGCACCTCGCACAATCCGTTTCGGTGCCGCCAAAACCTGCATCACGCCGCTAATGTGATTCATGGTCTGGTTCTGCATGTCGGCAATCTTGTTCATGGTTTCACGAACATGGTTGCCCAACTCCGCTGTAATCTTGTCGCTTGCGGCGTTTGTTGCCTCGATTGCCGGAATATCCATGCCAGGATTGGCACCAATGCGGGCAACCAGCACCTTGGTCGCTGCTTCAAGTTCTGCCTTCCAGCGGTCAAACTGTTCAGCCGCAGCCACTTCCTGAGACTTCATGGCCATCTCATGCTGCATACGCTGACCCTCCTGCTGCGCGGACAGGTTTGCCTTCATCTGCTCGATTTGCATGTCGGACTGCAACTTGGCTTGCTGCATCTGCGCGTCAAACTGCGCCTTGGCTTGCATAGCCTGTGCATCGGCCTGGACACGCATCTGCTCGGTCTGGGCAGACATCTGGGCTTTCATCTGTTCAGCTTGCTGCGCCGCCTGGGCCTTCATCATTTCAGGATCGGGCTTAGGAGGCTGTCCAGCAGCTTGCTGTTGAGCGTTTTTAATCTGATCCAGTGCGGTATCAATCAAACCCTCAATGCCCTGTGCGCCCTTGAACGCCGTCACGCCGTACTTCAACAACCCAATCATCATCGGGATCATCTCGGGGCTTTGCTGACCAATCGGCAAAGCCTGTGTCAGGAATCCGCCAAAGGCTTGCAGGAACGATATCCGGTCCTGTTTTGCCTGATTTTCGTCAATCTGCACCAGGCTGTCGGCATTCACCTCAATGCGGAAACTGCTAAGCGGATCTGACTGCAACAGTTCCAGCGCCTGTGGAATCAGCGCCTTGTCCTCGTCAGTCATTTGCTCGGCAGCGGCATAGTCCAGAATTGTCTGCGGCTGAAACCTGGTGCAAATGATCTGGGCCTTCAGCCGGATAATCTCGGTGGCAAACAACGCCACCTCATCCTGCAACGAACGCAACCGCAGACCGGCATACTGGCCCTTGATCTGTTGTGCGGTCGCGGTTTCATTAGCATTCGTCTGGCCGCGAATAATGTCGGAAATGCCCGTGATCTCGTAAATCTGCGACTTGATGTCCTCACGAGCGCGATAACACTGCATCAACGCATTGGACAGCGTATCTAGCGGCAGCAAATCAATACTGCCTTTCAGCCCACCCTTTTCGCCAAAGGCCATCCACTTATCGACCGGGATCAAACTGTTGTTGTCACCCTCGGTCAGCAACCGCTGCAATGCCGGCTGGCTCGCATCGTAAACCCCACGCACCCGCAACGCTTTGACCAGACCGTCAATCCGGTCTGACAGGATATCCAGCTCCTGCGCCTGATCCTGGTACAAAACAAAATCTGGCACCGGGACAAGGCTGTCGCTGGTCAACGTAGAGTAAAGCGGCTTGGAACAAGGAAAAAACCCCTCAAGATCAAGCGGGTCTTCACGCTCATCAACAAAATCGGGCGATGACTTGCTGATCCAGTAAACCTTGTCGGCTTCCTTATCCCAAAGTTCGCAAATCTTGGCGCGGGTGTTATCACGCTGTTTGGTGCCGCTGTAACCCGCAAGCGGCTCAGGACCGGAATCCAGCGGAATCGACTTGGCTTTCTTTTCGCCAAAACGCTCGACCAACGCCTCTTTGGTCATATAAACCCAACGCCAGACAGCAGTCACCTCATCCCATGTACGGGCCGTTGAATGGCCAAAGTCCTTCCAATGCACGTAATCAGACGGCGCACATTCGTAGTCGATCTCCTCGGCTACTTCCTGCTGGCCGGCAGTTGGATCTTCCGCACCCGGCATCGGGCCTTCCGCGCCATTTGCCAAAGCCGCAGGAGCAGCTTCCGGCTGTGAAATCGCAGCACCAGGCAATGCACCGGGCGACCCGCCCAAGATGCCGCCCGGTGCCCGATACGAGGACCGCACGGGGGAGGAGCCCACATCCTCGTATTTATCTTCTTCATTCTCGACAACATCGGTTATCTGCAAGCCATCTTCCGGCACATCCTGCTGCCGAACATGTGGCTCGTACCGAACCCATGCAACGCCACGGCCACCAAGAAACCGATCCTGCACGGCGTAATTCATCGCATTGCGGAAATCAGGGTAATGCTCGATCTCAAAATCCAGCGCCCGCTCAATCAACTGCGCCGCAACCCGGCCAACCTTGTCGTTGTCACCAAAACGGCGCTTGGCATCAGCCTTGGGCAACCTGGCATAAACCGCCGGAATCAACGTCTGCACGTTGCTCCACAGAATATTGAACTTGGCCGTTTCGTTACCAGACGCACTACGGGTGTCATCACGATACCGCTTGATGATCTTGGTCGTGCGGGATTCCCACTTTTTGAACTCATTGTCATAAGCGGCAATCATGGTCAGGTATTTCTGCACACCCGTCGCTACTGGCTCGGCCATAATCTAATCCTTGTTGCGTGCGGAAATAGCCCGCGCCTTGGCAACCGCATCCGATTTGCTCGATGCGCCCCATGCCCTCAATGCCAGGGCCAGGCGCGTAGGCTTGCCGTTTTCAGCCATAGGCCCCGGCATGTTGCCCATGCGGGCCAGAAACGATGCACGGCGCGGATTATCGCCGGCCTTGACCGGAGCCTTGAGCGTGCCACCAGTCTCCGCATGGTAAGATGCACGGCCCTTGGCGTTAAGGCCACCAGCCGGATTCTTGCCTTCACTGCGCGTCCATGCCGCCGTCATTTCTTGGGCTTCTCTTTTACGGTCTTGGCCGATTCCCTGAACGCTTCAGCACTCGGCGCACCAGGCGAACC